ATGTAAATCCATGATTTTATAATTCTTTCTTAAATTAGCTTCATCAAATACTACACGAGAATATATAACATGCTCTTTATGCTTTTCAGCTGCAATATTAATTATATCATCTAAAGTAAGTATTCGTTCATTCAATTCAGGGAATAATTTATGTAATTTTTTCTCTCCTAAACCTTTAACTCCAGGTACTTTATCAGAGGCATCTCCCATTAATACTTTATATAAAATAAAATTTTCAGGTAAAACTCCAAATTTATCTACAATAGTATCTCGGTTATAATAATCCTTTTCAATAGGGCGATACACACAAATTTTATCACTTACTAATTGTATAAAATCTTTATCACTTGAAACAATAAATGCACGAGAGTTGTCATTATTATTGGTGATAGTTTGTGCTAAATGCGCGATAATATCGTCGGCCTCTACCTTATCGAGCGCTATGGTTTTTACCGGAAGACACTTAAGATAATCGATTAATCTTACAATTTGATCTACTTTAGCATCATGTTCATCTCCAACATCTTCAAATATTTCCCAGTTAGTAATTCGAGAAATATGCCTACCTGATTTATATTCTGAAAGGATATTTTTACGATTCATTGAAGAATTTTCTCCATCAAAAATTATATACATTGATGTAGGATCAATAGCATTTATTAGAGTCCCCAACGAACGAAGAAACCCACCCATTCCACCTATATGAACTCCATGCTCGTTTACTATGTTAAGCATAGCGAAGTTTCTGAAAAATAGATTTAGACCGTCGATGATCAGTATTCTGTCATTTTTAGAGGATGGTGCGTCATTAACCTCATCCATATTGTTGAGGAGCTCTAATAAATTGTTATCTGCCATTTTATTCTGGTTCTTGTTCGTAAGTTGAAGTAGTTTCTACAGAATCTTGTTCTTCGATGACTTTAAAATCACCACCACCTAAGATTTTACTCCATTCTTTAGTATGATCGTCTTTATATTTTTTCAGATCTTTATCAGTATCTTCAATAAAACCATGGGGTGTCATAATAATTCTACCTCTGGTTGTAATACCATTAATATGATTTTTATCAATTTGAAGATTAGTACGCTTAGCAAATTCAACCTGTTTACTATCTTTGATTGCTTTAATCTTAGATGTTCCAGCATTAGCAATATTACCAAATGTAACTACAAATGTAGCATCAAACCACATAGCAAACCCACCTTTATTCATTAATTTAGGTTTACCCATTGGGTTTTCAGGTTTAGCAGTCCACACTTTATTTACACAAACTAACGTATTCGTGTATTTTGAAGACTCTTTACGAGATAATGTAATCAATTGATTAACACTATTACCAAATTGGGTTGACATAGCACCTGCATTCCACTCATTATTGTTCTTGTTAGATTTAACAGACATTTCACAAGGTACTGAGCCAATTGAATCCCAAAAGAAACATAAATCATAAGGTAAATTACCTTTCTTTTGTTCATCAAGTAAATCAAGGACAAATGCTGCTACATCTTCAATAGTATGAATAGTTTCACGATCAGCATAAATAAAGAATCCTTTATAATCTATTAATTCACCAGTTTCTTCATCCCAAACTTCTTCAATTTCAAGACCCATTTGAGTTGCATGTTCCCAGTTCCATTTCATCTCAGTAACAATAAACACTGGAAGTACTCCTGATTTTTGACAAGCTACTGCAGCTTCAATAAGCGCAGTAGTCTTGCCTGTATCAGAATGACCTCTAAGTAAACAAATATGACCCATTGGAAGACCAGGTACAGATGTTACAGATTGGAAAGCTGGTGATAAGGGAATCCACTGTTGTTCTTTAAACTTAATAGAACCTGTTAGTCCTTTCTTGTTTTTAAAACTCCCTAGATCGAAATTTGACTTAATCTCAGCTGATACAGCTGCTGTTAAGGACTTGCTTGCTTTTCTTGCCATAATCAGAAGGGCAGATCATCAGTTTTATCACTACCTTCGTCAAATAAACTATCAAATTTATCAAGTTTATTTTGTTTTACAGTTTGGGATGAAGTATTGACTGAATAGTTAGTTTTTGGTATATCACTTTCCTTTTCGTCATCAATAATATCTCCTTCTTGAGCTGCATCTTCAGGTGTTAACCATGATTCAAGTGCTTCTTTCATTTCCTCATAAGGAACTTTTTTAAATACACCTTGAGGATCAACTTGATTCTCTAACCACAATTCAATTTGATTAGCTTCTCCAGCAGGAGCGCTTTTCATTGAAGGTGATGCTGTAGTACGATTGTACTTAGTTCCTGTCATTTCAGGTCCTTCTGTATTTAATTTAACATCACGACCCTGATTGATGTCAGTATAATCACCAACTTCATCATCCATAGCTAACTGTAAGAATGTTGAGTATAATTCCTTACCAAACTGCCAAATTTTAACACCTTCATCTTCCATACCACGAACAATTACAGGAGCAAAATAACGAACTTTTGGTTCGAGTTTTTTAGCTAACTTCCAATTTTCAGGTTGATCAGTTTGACGAAGTTTTTTAGCGAATTCAACCAGTGGATCTTTCTCACCAAAATTTGTTGGAGAAATCATTACGGGTTTGCCTATTCCATAGTGGAAATAAAGCTCACTAAATGGTGTGGTTTTATTAAACTTTGACGGCATAATACGAACCGTTTGTTTACCAATTGAGGGTTTCCAAAACAATGATTTTCCATTGTTTGAATTGTTAGAGGCGGGTTTTTGCAGGGCCTCTAAACGCTGCTTGATTACGTCTAAATCCATGTTGTTTATAACTTATTATTAATAACTAAATATACGAAAGGTTTTGGCGATAGCCAAGTTAAAGTTCAATGATTGTGTGAATCTTTGTCTTTAATTCTTTTAATTCGTTTTGTTGGGTCAATAGAATTGTGTTCTTATAATGTTGCCAGTCAATTCTAAAGCGAGGGTCTACTACACCACCATTTAAACGCTTAATTAGTTCATTAAGGGCATTGATAGTGTAGAGAGTATTTGAATCTTTTTTACGATGTACTAAAATTGTATTATCTGGAATAGTAGATACATTTCCTTGGTCTACATTATAAGTAACAACATACTCGTCATTACTTTTAACATGCAATACAAACATCTTATTATACATAATAGTATACTTGGATTGCAAGTTCTCTACTAAACTATCTAATTCATCTAGGGTAGTAAAGGTACAAAATAACTTATTATTCAAATCTAAGGTGTTTATAGGGTTTTCGTAGTCATATTCTACCCCATAAATATTAGTAGGATTATTTAAAATTGTAGTTGAGTCCATGTTTACTTTTTATTTGTAACTTTAATTTATTAAAAACCTCTTTTATTTGTTCTAAAACTTCCATTTCACTATTATCAACATCAAATAGGAATGAATCATAAGTATAGAGGACTAACTTAGTATTTTTTCCTTTTAACAAGTTCAATATACGATATAATATTTCAACATTCACGCTTGTTTCCATATTTTGTAAAACGTAATTGAATAATTTTTGTGGGTTCATATTTTCTAACTCATCGCTTTTAAATTCGTAATTAGAGATAGGACATATGAGTTTTCCTTCGGTTTGATATTTTTCCCAGTTCGTACGTATATACTCAGATGTAGCTTTAAAAAACGGTAAGTCTTTATAGTTATCAAAAACTCCTCCGTATAATTGTTTAAATGTTAATTCCTTGGCCTTTGCATAATCCACATTATACATCTTAGCAAAATTTTCATGTATATCTCCTTTACCAAAATCATAATCCACAAGCCTAGCACTAAGGGTAGGGTGATAAGCAGAAATATCACATTCAAAAAAGATATCATTACGTGGAATAAAACTTGCCCTACACCCATTATCTTTTGGGAGAGCAGCGTAGTTAACACCATTAAACTTGTTTGAAGGCCTGGTAGTAAGTGTTTTAAAGTTATATTGTGTGTAAACAAATTCGTCTTCAATTTCGTGAAAGTGTTTTTCAAATTCATTCTTATTAATTTTTATTCCATTACGTTCTATTGCATTAAATACTAACGTAGCTCGGTCATTATAAAACGGGTTTACCGCGGTATTAATGCGGTGCTCTAAATCATCATATACTTGCTCACAAACTTCATAATGCTTGGTAATTGGCACGATTTGATTAATCGTTAATAAATCGGGAAATCTATTATATAAAATTGTGTGCGCCGTTGTTTGAGGAGGTATATACGGAGGAAGATGCAATGTTACATCTATAAGCTGTTTAAATATCGTATAATGTAGGAATTCTTTTTTATCCCTTACATAAATCTTATCTAAGTTTTTTAACCATAAATAAACATCATCTTCAAATAATGTGTTACATTCGGTATGTGATATTGGTAAAATGTATCCTTTGTGCCCCTTAATAGGACGCACATAAAAGGAACAAATAGAATTATTGGTTGGATGTTGGTATGGATTATTTGGGATAACCTCTACAAACGCTTCTTTAAAACCACTATTTTCTAAAACCTCGAATTGCTTATTATTTTCTATTAACCAAAACATTAATGTAAATGTACAAAATGCAATTTACTAAACCAAATTAAAAATTTAATAACCTCCTCTATTTGTATTATTGGAAAGTGATGGGGTTGAAGTTGGAGTAAGTGTAGTTATTGATGATGATGTTTGAGTAGTAATAGGTGGAGCTATAGTTTTGAGATATTCTTCATGAGTTTTACCTGGCATTATAGTACCATCTGGCATTATATGAAAATCATCAGTTGGAGGATTATATGGAGTTGGAATACTAGATTCTCCTTTCATATTCTGGTATGTGATTTGATATGTAAATATATCTTTAGTGGGTTTGATTTTTGAATATTCATATAGATCAACTAAATAAGAAGATAAATTACTGTTTTTACCTATTACTTCAATCATTCTGGTATTAGTTTTGGTAATTTGTTCTTTAGTACCACTAATTCTCCAAGGTAAAATAAATGCTTGATAATTAAAATAATCCCATTCAGGGTTTTTCTTTTTTATATTATCATAAGTATCTTGATCTACCTCTAAATAGTTTTTAGTAACAGTATTATATAAGAAATACCTTATAAAAGTACTATTAGCATAATCTTTATCAGTTGGAATAGGTAAAAATGATTGTGGAATTTTATAAACTAATTCTTTATTTACTCTAAACAACTTAAAATATTCTTCTGTAATGTTTTTATTTGGATACCCTCTACCTCCTAAAGTTAATACAGGTTGATTATTAAGAAGTGATGAAGGTGAAGTATCAGCTAATGGAACTAATTCTTGAGAAGCATTAATATAAGGTGTAGCACCCGAAAAAAACTTACCTGAGGATAATTTATGGTAAAAGCCCTGATAAGGAACATTTGTTTCAAGGATAACAAATTCACCTAAATTTGAGTAAAGGTCACCTTGGAATCTATGTTCTGGTATGTATGGCATAATTTAATTAAATATTTTTTATTTATGGATTATTAACCCATTCCTCCTTTTTTGTTGTCTCCAGCGATTGTAGCTTTTTCAGTTTCTTGTTCAGTTTGAAAATCTTGCTTTCGTTTTTTGATAAAAGCATTATATTCTTTTTGAATATCTTTAAATGGAATTATAACAGGTGTTGGTTTTAAAGCATCAGTTCCAATAACAGCCTCAAGAATTTTTCCCTCTTTAATAGCTTTATCTCTTTCTAATTGTGCAAAGGTTCCTGCTTTTGCTTTTAAACCATATGTAATATGAAAATGATCTCCTGTACCATTTTCAGTTCGTCGTACATACTCATTTATATAATTAAATAAATCATTACCCCTTACATACCTATTTAGCACTGTAACTACTAGTTTTAGTTTAGTTGCAGTAAAATCAATAGCAAATCCACTTCTATGAAGACTATTTTTAGGGTTTTTAACTAAGGTAGAATCACCTTTAGTTTGGTGGTATAAATCATTACCTGCTGTAACTACTATATCATTAACTGCAGGAGCAAGAGATCTAAAAAGATCTACTGAAGCAAATGCTAAGTCTTTCTTTATATCTCCACCGTTAGATAATTGATCTCCAGCTTGAATTAAGTCTAAACCATTATCCCCTTGTAATTTTTCAACTACACCTAATTTTTCCATTACTGATCTTAAGAAATCTGCATTTGGTGTTTCTCCAGCAAAATTAGGGAGTGTTTCAGGTGGAATTTCATCAGCTTCTCCTCGTGTAGTAACTGCTTCAGTAGGATATTCATTTGCATTACCCGTAGCTTCGAATTGAGTAAAAGTTTGAGATGAAAGTGAAGTAGTCCAACCTGCACCTGTAATGGAGTGATTTATGCCATTAATTATAAATTGTAAAGCATCTGTATAAAGAGATGGGAGAACTTCATTTGTAATACTAAAAGCATCAAATAATCTCATACCTGAAAGACCATCCATGTTTAAACCTAAATTAAATGGGATAAAGAAGTTACCTGGGAGTCCCATTTTTGTGTTTCTTATAGTACTTTTAGTAGCTTCTCCTAAATAATATTGGGAAAAATTTCTATTAATAGCCGAACAAGCTCTTAAAT